CCTTGATGCTTGATGCCAGCAAGTTCGTTGAAATCGCCTAAGTTCACTCCCTCCAGGTGACACTGAACGGTGGCAACTTACTCACTTACCCATAAACAGGTAGTTAGTAATGTTGCCGTCGTTCAGTTGCTGGAGCCTCACAACTTTGAGGTAGGGCAATCAATCACGCTGTCTGGCATCAATGCCACGTGGAATGGCACCCACAAGATTTTGGCGTTGCCCGAGTACTACTTCATCGGCGTATCGCAACAAGGCGATTACCAATACGACACCGACACCATCATTCCCAATCAGGTGCAGTTTGCGCTGACTACGGCGGATGCTGATCGAGCAGCTGCCACCGGGACATGCACCTACTCGGTGACGTGCTCGTGGATTGTGCTGGGCGATGTCGAGGACTACCTCGGCTTCACGTTCACCAACCCGAGTGCTGACCTTGACGTAGCCAACATGGCAGTGAGCGCAGCCAACCAATTTGCGTATCGCAAGCGCGAGGAATCGGGCTATTTTGACTCACCAACCACCGTTCCTGATGGCGCGGTAAAGCTCGGCACCGTCCAGTACGCGGCAATCCTGTACCGTGAACGCGGCTCTACGGAGGCGTTTGCGTCGTTTGACCCACTAGCCACAGGTGGCCCGGTCACAGGCAACTACGGTCAAATCCTGCGTTTGCTCGGAGTCAATAAGCCACAGGTGGCCTGACATGGCAAACATGTTCAAGGATGGTTACGACCAACTGGTCACCAAGTTGCAGACGATTACCGGGCTGCGTGTGTTTGATGATCCACGCAACATGAACCCACCATGCGCATTGGTTGAGGCACCAACCATCATGATGGCAACCAACGTGGTCGCTGACATGGAATTCCGCGTCGTGATGACTGCCCTGGGCACTGGAGACAACAGGACGCTTGACAGCCTGCTGGACAACGTTGATTTGATTCGCGCTGCACAAATCGGCTTGACGGATGCACGCCCAACCACGGTGTCGTACGGTGGCGCTGACTACCCTGCCTACGAGCTGACGATACGCACCAAAGTAAGCCCTTAGGGCTACTAGACTGCCCTACGGGTAAGCAGCGACCCTCGACGTAGAGGAGATTCGCTACATGGCTAACGCAACCACTTACCTGGCTTCCCCAACATTCAACATCGGTGCCGCTGCCGGTTCAGTCAAAGACTTGACGGATCAGTGCAAGTCTGTGGTCATCACCAAGTCGCGTGAAGCGCTTGACTCTACTTCGTTTGGCAACACGGGCCGCCAGTTCGTTGGTGGCCTTACCAACGTGACTGTCACGGCAACGCTGCTCATGGAGTACTCGGCAACGCCCGGCACGTACGTTGACCTCACTTCGCTTGTCGGCACCAACGTCTATGTCGCAGTAAAGCCAACCTCGGGCGGTATCACGACAACCAACCCAGAATTCCAAATCACTGGCGGATACCTTGAGTCGCTCGATCTCGTCAACGGCTCAGTTGGTGAACTGTCAGAAGTGGAAATCACCATCACTGGCGGCGTGCTGGTTGAGGATGTGACGGCGTGAAACTGACCATCAAGGTGTCGTTCAAGACACCAGCAGCGGAATTGGTTACAGAGCAAGTCACAACGACAATTGCTACGGCTGCTGCGTGGGAACGCAAGTTCAAGCGCCGCGCCAGCGATCTACAGGCTGGTATCGGCATTGATGACATCATGTTTATGGCGTGGCATCAGCTCAACGTCAATAAGCGTGAGGGCCGCGATTATGACACTTGGCTTGTGTCCGTTGAGGATTTTGAGGTAGTGGAGACTGCCCACGCAAACCCTACGGAAGCAACAGCGTCCGCCGCCAGTTAGCGGAACTGCTGTTGGCTACCGGGTGGTGGCCACCTGACATCGAGTTTGATTCTGAGGATTTGGCTACCGTGTTACTGCTGGCGAGAAAGCAACAACAACGTGGCTGAAACATCTGTAACTGTTGTCGGTGTCAAAGAGACGCTGCGCGAGTTGCAGCGCATGGAACCTGAACTTGCCAAGGAAATCAAAAAAGAGTTCAAGACCATCGTTGATCCGATTGTGAAGGATGCTCGAAGCAAGGTTGTGAATCTGCCATTGTCTGGTATGTCGCGTAACTGGAAGGGTGGCAGGCTGATGCCTTGGGCGCAAAGCTCGGTCAGCAAATCCATCATTGCGCGCTTTAGTAATCGCAGGCGTGGAAACAGCCTGGCTGTTTTTAGTGTGACGATGAAAAGCCCGGCAGGCACCATTTTTGACATGGCAGGCCGCAAGGCACCTAATCGTTTGGCATCGGCGCTGTCATCGCTTTACGGTGCACCCTCGCGTTTGATGTGGCCTTCATACGACCGCAATGCCGATCAGGTCAATGAGAACCTTGGTCGAGTGGTAGAGAAAATCAACAAGGCCACTACGAATAGACTGACTCGCTAATGGCTGTAACAATCCCAATCATTTCTGAGTTTGATGGCAAAGGCATTAGTAAGGCTGTTGCCGAGTTCAAGAACCTTGAAGGCGCTGGCGCTAAAGCCCAGTTCGCCCTCAAGAAGGCTGCCATCCCGGCAGCTGCGGCTATTGGTGGGCTGGCTGTCGTTATCGGTGACGCAACCAAAGCCGCTATTGAGGACGCAAAAGCACAAGCCCTGCTCGCCCAGGCCATTACAAATAACACGCTGGCTGGGGAAGCCAACATCAAGGTTGCTGAGGCGTTTATTGAGTCCACGATGATGTCGGCGGCTGTGGCTGACGATGAACTACGCCCAGCCCTCGCCTCGCTTGTCCAGGTGACCGGGGAGATGACTTCGGCACAGGATGGCCTCACGCTGGCCCTCGACGTTGCTGCAGCCACTGGCGTTGATTTGGGCACGGCTACGGATGCCATTGCCAAGGCGTACGGTGGCAACACGAAGGCGCTGGGCACGTTGCTGCCCTCGGTACGCAGCCTTATCAAAGAAGGTGCGTCACTGGATGAGGTGTTTGCTGCTGTGGCTGGTACGGTCGGCGGATCAGCAGCTGTGGCTGCCAACAGCGCCGAAGGTCAAATGAAACGCTTGTCGCTGACCATTGGCGAAACGAAGGAATCTATTGGTGCAGCATTTCTGCCCATCCTCGAGCGCTTGCTCCCGGTACTGCAACGCTTTGCGCAATACGTACAGAACAACACCGACAAAGTGCTTGCGGTCATGGCTGTAGTTGGCTCCCTTGCCGGGGCGATTCTGGCATTGAACGCAGTAATGAAGGTCATCACCGTGACGCAGTTGGCGTTGAACCTTGCGATGGCTGCTAACCCAATCGGCTTGGTCGTGACGGCTGTGGCGCTGTTGGTGGCTGGCTTTGGTGTGCTGGTCGCTAAGACTGGCAGCGTCAAAAACGCATTTGCCACCATGGGCAACTTCATCATCGGCATTTTTGAGAGCATCGCCAACACGTACGTCAGCATGATAAACCTTGTTATCAAAGGCCTGAACCTGCTGCCCGGTGTCAGCATCGACCCATTGGGTGACATCAACCTGCCACGCTTCAACATCAGTAGCGGTGGCACTGCTAGCGGTGCTGCTGGTACGGCTGCTGGCCCTGATCGAGTGGAGCGCATGATTCAAGTGCCAAGCATTCCGGCTATTGCCCCGGTGACGTTGCCTGCCCCATCGGGTGGCGGCGGCGGTGGTAGTCGCGGTGGTGGTGGCGGCGGTGAGATGATGGTGCAGCCATTTGACCCATCTGTGTATGACCCCAAGAGCCGCTATTACGAAGTACCAGCCATGTTGGATGCGGCATACGCGCCGAAGCAAAACGTGTACAACATCACGGTCAATGCAGCTGTCGCAGAAGCCAGCCTTGGGCAAACCATTGTGGATGCGCTCACCGATTACACGCGCGTGTCCGGGCCGTTAGAGCTGCAGATCGCGGTGTGATGTGGCTGCATCAGTAGTTCAATCAGGCACCTACCTGCTCGAGCTTGACACAGGCTTCCAAGTTGATGCATTCCGTTTGGACTCATCAGAACTCAACGGCTTAGACGTGCTTGATGGTACGACCACGTATGCCGACATTACCGAGTTCACGACTGGTGTTAGTTACACGCGAGGGCGCCGCAAAACGGATTATCAGTTCGG